TATGAATCGTTATAGAAACAAAATGGTCTATAACGCACAAACTGGCGAAGTCCGTGATGACCGCAAGTTTATGAGTATGCTTGAGGATTTCTGGTTACCTCGCCGTGAAGGTGGTAGAGGTACAGAAATCACCACACTTCCTGGTGGACAAAACCTTGGTGAACTTGCTGATATTGAGTATTTCCAAAAGAAACTCTATAGAGCACTTGGAGTTCCTGAGTCAAGAATTGCTGCCGATGGTGGTTTCAACCTTGGTCGTTCTTCTGAGATTCTGAGAGACGAACTTAAGTTTGCTAAGTTTGTTGGTCGTCTGAGAAAGCGTTTTGCTCAGATGTTCAATGATATGTTGAAAACTCAATTGATTCTGAAGAATATCGTAAGTCCTGATGATTGGGAAATTATGAAGGATCATATTCAATATGATTTCCTTTATGATAATCAATTTGCAGAACTCAAAGAATCTGAACTTGTTCAGAATAGACTTGGTATTCTCGCAACTATCGAACCTTATATTGGTAAGTATTACTCAACCGAATATGTTCGTAAGAGAGTTCTACGTCAAACTGACCAAGAAATCATTGAAATTGATGAGCAGATTGAAGACGAAATTCAAAAGGGAATTATTCCCGATCCTTCAACTGTTGACCCAATAACTGGTCAACCACTTCCACAAGCAGAAGGTGGTGAAGCACCTCCTGGAGAAGGTAGTGGAATGGAAGGAATGGGAGCAGACACTATGGGAATGGGTGAAGTTCCAGCGGAACCAGATTTAGAAGCACAAGCTGCTGAGGTTGATAGACAATATCAAAAGGACACCAAAAAGGCTCAGTTATAAATAGATTATAACAATATATTGATTTTTTATGGAAGACGTTATCGATTTGATCGCTACTGATGCTTCTCCTGCTGAAGTTAGCGACAAAATGAAAGAACTTCTGTATGCTAAAGCAGCAGAACGTATTGATATTGCTAGACCTTATGTTGCTAATGCGATGTTTGGTCAAGAGTTTGAATATCCAACCGAAGATGAAACTGAGGTTGAGGAAAATGATGAAGTCGTAGATGAATACGAAACAGAAGAGGATTCTGAATAATGTCAAGAACTCTAATCTTAGCACAAGAAATCGATTGTCCAACATTAACAGGTACTGCAACTAGTTTTTCTAGTGCGACTGTTGTTCGTTTGGTCAATACTTCAACTTCTGCGGATCATTTGATCACAGTCGTTGAAACTCAAGGTGGTTCTGTAATTGGAACTTTTACGATGTTGAGAGGATCCACAGAGTTTCTTGAGAAGCAGGCATCATACTGCGTCTTTGCTGCAGATACTGCTGTTAAAGGAGCAAAAGTAGGTTTTACCGGATAAACAAATGAAACTCATCACAGAAGAAGTAACAAACGTAAAGGTTATCACCGAAGGCACGGGTGCCAACAAAAAGTTATACATTGAAGGTGTATTTCTTCAAGGTGAAATCAAGAACCGTAATGGGAGAATGTATCCCATTTCAACCCTTTCAAGAGAAGTTAATCGCTACTGCGAAAACTTTGTAAACAAGGGTCGTGCTCTTGGCGAACTCGGTCACCCCGATGGTCCTACCGTTAACCTTGACCGCGTTTCACACAAAATTACCTCTCTTGTTCAAGAAGGTAATAACTTCAGAGGAAAGGCTTGTATTCTTTCAACCCCTATGGGTAAGATTGCATCTTCTCTCCTTGATGAAGGTGTAATGCTTGGCGTTTCTTCTCGTGGTGTTGGTTCACTCCAAACCACAAGTGAAGGTCATAAAGTTGTTGGTGAAGATTTCCAGTTAGCAACTGCTGCTGATATCGTTGCCGATCCTTCTGCTCCTGATGCTTTCGTTAATGGAATTATGGAAGGAAAAGAGTGGGTTTGGGAAGGAGGAATCCTTCGTGAACAACTCGCAGAGCAAACAAAGAAGAGAATTAACACTCTCGTCGATCAAAGAGCACTTGAAGAGCATAAGTTGAATTTATTCAACGAATTCCTCTCAAATCTTTGATTTATAAATAAATAAAGATTAATACATTTAATCAGTTCAAATGTCCGTTGGTAGCAATTTACAAGAAATGGAAAACGTAGTAACCAAAGGGGCTGCACCTGCTGAGTCTATGCCTTCGGCTGGCATTCCAGTTGAAGATCTCGGCGGTCCTACTCCTGAAAATTCAAGACCAGATGATGACAGCAACAAGCTGAAAGAGCCTGGCGCAACCCTTAGACAAGTTAAGGATGTTGTAAACGCAAAAGCTGCTCCTGCTGAAGAAGTAGAAGTAGACGAAGATCAGGAAGTAGTTTCCGAAGAGGAAGAGGTAGCAACCGAAGATACTGAGGAAATTGTTGCCGAGTCGGAAGAGACTGAAGAAGAAATCGTCGAAGAAGAAGAGTTTAGCATCGAAGAAGATGTTCAAGCACTTTTCGAAGGCGAAGAGCTTTCTGAAGAGTTCCAAGAGAAAGCACGTACAATCTTTGAAGCAGCAATCAACTCTAAGGTTGCTGAAATCAGAGAGTCACTTAACGAGACCTATCAGAATGCTCTCGTTGAGGAAGTCGTCGCTATCCGCGAAGAGCTCACCGAAAGACTTGATTCATACCTTGAGTATGTTGCCGATGAGTGGTTCCAAGAGAACGCACTTGCTGTAGAGGCAGGACTCAAGTCTGAAATCACCGAATCATTCCTTGACGGAATGAAGAGTCTTTTTGAAGATCATTATGTAACCATCCCTGAAGATAAATACGATGTTTTAGAGAGCATGGTAGATAAACTAGATGAAATGGAGTCAAAACTCAACGAGCAAATCGAAAGAAATGTTGCTCTTAACAGAAGATTAGCAGAGTCAACTGCCGATGTAGTTTTTGCAGAGGTAACTGAGGGTCTCGCTTACTCTCAGAAAGACAAGCTCGCTACTCTCTCAGAAAATGTTGAGTTTGAAAGTGAAGCAGACTATCGTGAGAAACTGGTAACTCTGAGAAATTCTTATTTCCCAGCTGCTGGTACTCAAAGCACCTCCGAGAATCTTTCAGAAGAGGTTTCTACCAATGAGGTAATTTCGGAAGAAATTTCCCCAATGATGCAAGCCTATCTGCAGACTCTCTCAAGAGCTGCTAAGAAGTGATTTTTAAATCATACCGTTCAAACTAACTTTTTAAAGAGGTAAAATTCAAATGCAGATGCATAACTCCGAATATCTGCAGGAGAAGTGGGCACCCGTCCTCGATTATGAGGGCATGGATCCAATCAAGGATTCCCATCGTAGAGCTGTCACCGCTGTCCTGCTGGAAAACCAAGAGCAAACTCTCCGCGAAGAGCGTGAGTTCCTCTCCGAAGGTCCAACCATCACCACCAACACCAGTGGTTCACAAACTGGATTCTCTGCTGGTGCTTCTTCACCTGTTGCTGGTTTCGACCCTGTTCTGATCTCCCTGATCAGACGTGCAATGCCTAACCTGGTCGCTTATGACCTCGCTGGCGTTCAACCAATGAATGGTCCTACTGGACTCATCTTCGCAATGCGCTCCAAGTACAGAGCAATGTCCGGTGCCAATTCTACCGAAGCTCTGTTCAACGAAGCAGATACCGCATTCTCTGGTCAGTCTGCTAACTTCAACAATACCGCTGGCTGGACCAATGGTTCAGTTGGTCTGGGTACTACTGCTCAGTCAGGTAGCAACCCTGGTATCCTCGACCCAACCGTTGGTGTAAGCGGCGACGCTACCACCTACAACGTTGGTCAGGGTATGCGTACAGACGTTGCTGAGAACCTGGGTGATGGCACCGAGGGTCACTTCAACGAAATGGCATTCTCAATCGAGAAAGTCACCGTTACCGCTAAGTCAAGAGCTCTGAAGGCTGAGTACTCATTAGAACTCGCTCAGGACCTCAAGGCAATCCACGGTCTGAACGCTGAAGCAGAACTGGCAAACATTCTCTCAACTGAGATTCTTGCCGAAATCAACCGCGAAGTTATCCGTACCATCTACAACGTTGCTGAAGCTGGTGCTCAAGCAAACGTTGCTACCCCTGGTACTTTCGACCTCGACGTTGACTCCAACGGTCGTTGGTCTGTTGAGAAGTTCAAAGGTCTGATTTTCCAAATCGAGCGCGATGCCAACGCAATCGCACAAAGAACTCGTAGAGGAAAGGGCAACATGATCCTCTGCTCTGCAGACGTTGCTTCCGCTCTGACCATGGCAGGCGTTCTCGATTATACCCCTGCTCTGAACGCAAACCTCAACGTTGATGACACTGGCAACACCTTCGCTGGTGTTCTCCAAGGTAAGTATCGCGTCTACATTGACCCATATTCGGCAAACGTATCTGGCAACCAGTACTACGTTGCAGGTTATAAGGGTTCTTCACCTTATGACGCAGGTCTCTTCTACTGCCCATA